GCAGCATACACAGCCCAAGCTTATGCAGCATGGATGTACGATGATTACCTTACTGACCTAGAGCCAATTCACGATGTCTAAACGCAAACCCTATTACCACAACAACTGGAAGCAATACAAGGATGCACCAGATCAGTTCTTTATACCACTAGCCTTTGATGAATTCATGGATTGGAAGATAGCTGGATGGGAGATACCATCATCAGTATCTTGTATCATCCGAGAAGATAACCGCATGACTGGTAAGGTTACAGAACATGTATATAAGCGTCAAGGAGACGCAAGGAACAAGGCACGTGCTATAATGGAGGCAGGTGAATCTGATTTCACTGTATGCACTAGAGATGCTATCAAACAAGTTTACCAACAACCATACGAGGACTATGACTACGATGAATATTGATGATGTATACACGTATGCAAAGCAAGCATATGATTTGATACCTGATGATCATCCACACAGTGAGGAGATAAAACGCTTACTAATAGACCAAGTAAACGATGAGTTACACGACTATGATAACACCTCAGTCCCTTATAGAAGAGCAAACACAACTAGAAAGGGATCAGATTAGTCAAGGACTCAAGAGTCTTAGAGATAATACTATGAGATTAGAAGATAAGAGTTATGCCTCTGCTTCTGTCTATGGTATTGCATCTATTGATACTATCTTACCTTTAGTTGTTAAATCTATAGAGGATACTCACAATCGAATCCACGCTGGCCATACTGGCATAGCATTCAAAGATATACATCAGTATCTAAAAGGTCTTGAGCCTCTAGCTGCTGCTGCTATAGCTTGTAAGATAACCTTTGATAAGGTCTTTAGCTTCAAAGAAGGCAGTAACTTTGCTGTCAATGTATGTGACTCTATTGGTCATGCTATAGAAGATGAGTGTCAAATGAGATACTACGAGGACGCAGCTCCCGCTCTCTTACAAACACTCAAGAATAACTATTGGCATAAGTCCAAAGGTACACAGCAAAAGCTTGTATCAATACAGACTCTAATGAATAAGTCAGATGTAGAGAACTGGGTACCATGGAGTAGATCCATTCGTGTTAAGCTAGGAGGCTGGCTATTAGACTGTATCATGGAATCAAGTGGTTGGTTCTACAGACAGCCCATCAGAGAGGGACGTAAGACCACTGTATACGTTCTACCTAGCCCAGAGTTCTTGGACATCAAGGACGAAGTAATGGACAATGCAGAGCTATTTAGCCCTCTTGCATGGCCTATGCTCATACCACCAAATGACTGGGGAAGAGATGGTAAAGAAGGTGGATATATACTCAATGAGGTCATGAAAGGACATGATCTTGTACGAAGAGGAGAGCGCCACCGTATACAGGGAGAAACACCAGTTGACTTCTTGAATAAGATTCAGAAGGTCGGGTATAGATTAAACCCATTCATAGTGGATGTTGCGAAGCATCTTCAATCTAGAAGAATTAGTGTAGGAAAATTCCTTCCTGTTATGGATTACGATCTACCTCCTAAACCTGTAGATATAGCAGATAACACTGAAGCTCGTAGAGAGTATAGGCGTAAGGCTGCTGAAGTAATGAATAAGAGAGCTCAAGAAGTCAGACGCAGTTGTAGAACTCGAATGACTATGAAGGCGGTAGATAGGTTTAGAGATAGAGAACGGTTCTATATACCGTGGTCTTTCGATTACCGTGGAAGGGCATATCCCATTCCTGCTTTCTTAACACCTCAAGATACAGACTTTGGCAAGGCACTTATTAACTTTGCTGATTCTGCACCAGTCACCCACGATGCAAACAAATGGCTTGCGTTTCAGGTTGCAACTACTTATGGTCTGGATAAAGATACATGGGAAGTCCGTCAAAGTTGGGTTAAAGCAAACCATTGCCTCATTACGAGGGTCGCTAAGTTCCCGATAGAATCACTATCTGAATGGGAAGTAGCTGACGAGCCGTGGCAATTTCTTGCTGCATGTGAGGAATATTATTCATGTGTCATAAAACAAAATCGTAAGACTACGAGATTATGTGTAGCTACAGATGCCACCTGTTCTGGACTCCAGATTTTGGCTGGCTTGGCACGTGATAAGAGTACAGCTAAACTTGTTAATGTATTACCTAGTGATAAACCACAGGATGCTTATAGAGTTATAGCTGAACATTCCAAACCTAACATACCTGAATACCTACATAATATATGGGATAGATCCAAGGTCAAGAGAACCGTGATGACTATACCCTACAATGCCAAGCCCTTCTCCAATCGTTCGTACATTAGGGACGCATTAAGTGAGGGAGGCATTGAGATAAATAAAGATGATCTCACAATCGTTGTTGCTGCTGTGCGTCAAGCTATGAATGAAGTAGTTCCTGGCCCAATGGCAGTAATGAAATGGATAGAGACTGAAGTAGCTAGTGCTATTAAGGATGGAGCTAAACATTTAGAATGGGTTACACCATCTGGATTTGTTGTAGTTCAACGCTTAATGAAGAGACAAGTAGAGACTATTGACCTTAAGTTATTAGGTCGATGTCGTCTTAGTGTAGCTACTACTGATGGAGACAAGATAGATAGGAATAGGCACAAGGCAGCTACTGCCCCTAATCTTATCCATTCACTGGATGCTAGCTTGCTACATCTAAGTGTTAAACGGTTTGATGCACCTATAGCATTGATTCATGACAGTGTGTTAAGTCGTGCCACAGATATGGGTCTTCTTGCTACAATAGTAAGGGAAACATACATGCACTTATTCGCTGAGCATGATTACCTAACGGACTTTGCTTCTCAAATAGGAGCGAAGACTGAACCACCGATTATTGATGATCTTGAACCATCATCAGTAATTGATTCAACTTATTTCTTTTGTTAAATGCACCATTATTCACTATTCGATACTTTCTTTAGACCACCTACTATACTTGTTGTCTCAGAAGAGAGGCTTAAGCAGGCAGAGAGGGAGCAAAAGAGAAAGCAATTAGAGTCAGTTGATGTAAGATTGACTGAACTAAGAGAGTACCGTCAAGAGCTTGCGAAAGAACTTGATAAACTAGAAGAACCACAGTCACTTGAGGAGGCTCTTACTGGTGAGTAGAACCATTCACAAGACTGACAAACCTGTCACACTTGAGGGATTCCAAGCTATACTATCACCTAGTAAGTTTGGTTATTCTCTCTCGGCTGTAGTAGACTCAAAGCTAGTTGATACATTAGAATCAGAAAGAGCTGATGTCCTTAAGTGGGCAGAGTCTAAGTTAAAGAATCCTAAGAGAGCTACACTCAAACCAGAACCATGGGAAGAGGTAGCCAAGGATAAGTATAAGATTAAATTCTCATGGAATGAGGATAACCGTCCGCCTGTGGTAGACACAGAGGGCACACAAGTAACTGACACAAAGACTCCATTATATGCAGGATCTACTGTTAAACTGGGTTTCTATCAAAAGCCTTACATTCTACGGGATGGGGTTACCTATGGTAGTTCTCTCAAGTTGGTTGGTGTTCAAGTTGTCTCAGTAAAAGGAGACGCTGGTGTTGATACTGGTGATCTAGATGCTGATGCAGTAGCAGAGTTATTTGGTAAATCATCTGGATTCAAAACAGCTGATCCAAATGTAACTCCCACCAATGAAGAAGAAACCGAAGAAGAAGACTTCTAAATACAAATCTGGTTTAGAAGAACAAGTTGCAAAATTACTAGAAGGTCTCGGAGTATCCTATGAATACGAATCTTGTAAAATTCCTTATACCATCCAGCATAATTATCATCCTGATTTTATATTACCAAACCACGTCCACTTGGAAGCAAAGGGATACTGGTCAGCACCTGACAGGAGAAAGATTGCTGCTGTTAAGAAGGACAACCCTGATTTAGATTTGCGTATGGTATTCCAAGCACCTTTTAATAAGATAAGTAAAGGAAGCAAAACAACGTATGCCAAATGGTGTGAGAAGCACGACATACCTTGGACTAGCTTCCATGATATCCCACTCGACTGGTTAATATAATGACCGAGAACGAGTTTGTAAGGCATATACCTTGCGACAAATGTGGCTCATCAGATGGCAATAGTTTGTACTCTGATGGGCACACCTTCTGCTTTGTTTGTCATAATAGAGTAGGAGGCAACGATGAAATTATTCACAATCGAATGCCTAAAGATGTCACACTCAAAGGATCAGCCGAACGGCTGCATAAACGAAACATCTCTGAGAAAACTAACCAATTCTATAGGATATACAGAGACGGAGACACTCTACGCTTCCCATATTTTACAAGCGATGGAGTTCTTAAAGGGATCAAGATAAAGAATAAGAAGAAAATTTTTAAGTATGAAGGCGAAACTACTGATACTCTCTTTGGTCAGCATTTATTTCCTAGTACTGGTAAACGGATCGTTATTTATGAGGGTGAACTAGATGCTGCTAGCGGCTATGAAGCGATGTCTGGATGGCCTCACGTCTCGTTACCGCATGGTGCGGCGTCGGCCAGAAAGGATGTACAAAAACAAATCCCATTACTACAGGGCTATGAAGAAATCGTACTCTTTTTCGATTCCGATGAGCCAGGTCGTAAGGCGGCGGAGGAAACGGCTAGCATCTTACCACCTGGCAAGGTTAAGATCGCTAGGCTTGAAGGGTATAATGACCCCTCAGAGGCTTTACAAGTTAACGATGCTGAAGCGATACGAAAAGCTATATGGGACGCTAAGTCGTACCGACCTGATGGTATTATTGAGGGAAAAACGCTACAAAAATTAGTTACTACACCTATACCACCTGCCGACCATGACTATCCATTCAAAGGGTTACAAGATAAATTGCACGGGATTAGATATCAGGAGCTTACAACGATTACTTCTGGATCTGGCCAAGGAAAATCGACATTCTGCCGTCAACTTGCAGTTAACCTACTCACCAAAGGAGTACGGGTCGGGTACTTGGCACTTGAAGAGTCAAATAGAAGAACCGCACTTGGATTGATGTCCACAGCTGTTGGTAAAGCACTACACATTGGAGAACATGACAAACAAGAACTCGAAGACGATTTTCGTAATACCCTTGCTAATTGGAACCTCTACTTGTTTGATGGCTTTGGTTCTTTTGACCCGAGCGTGGTTTACAATAGGATTGAATACCTTGCCAGTGGATTGGAGTGTCGTGTTGTATTCCTAGATCACCTTAGTATATTACTGAGTGGTCTTGATGGAGATGAACGCCGCACAATCGAT